TGCCATGGTATCTTACTGCATAAGTCTCTTTAAACAGGTCAGTACTTAGAGCTATTGTTCTAACAGACCTGTAAGCATCCCTAAGGATTTCAACCAGTTCTAAAGTAATCCAGGAAACATCTAATTCTGATAGATAGTCTGCTATGCTGGTGATGTTGTTGGATATTAGCTTTAAATCATCTAGAGTTACCGTGTTGATACCATAATCCTTATTGGTCTTGGATAGGGTTACAAAGAGTGCCAATAATTCTAAATATACTATTTTAACAGCTAGCAAGCTGTTGCTATTTTCTTCCAAACATTCTATAGCTCTGACTAGCAATGGACTATTTATCCCTTCTAGATTATAGGAGTCCACTAGTATGTCCATTTTGTCAATAGTGGCTATCAAGGCGTTAAACCCTTGGTTAGTCATAGTACCAGAGAATAGCGTAACATCGGAACTATACTCACCCTTGGATTCCTCTAGGGTAAATCGTAGAGGAGCCATAGCATCTTCTACAGTTAACTCGGGGTTAAGGTCATACACCTGAACCTTAGAGTCTACGTAGATGTCCACGGTCATAGGTACTACACCTTTAGTGCGGTGAGGTAGATACTTAGTACCCCTTGGTTTCCCCTTATCCTTATTAGGTTTCACATATTGGCTTAGTATGTTTAGAAATACCGCCCCCTCCTCGGAGTAGTTAACATCCTTAGTAAGGAAAGCGGCTGTGTTAATTCCTATAAGACCATTAAGGTCACCTAGAATGGCACTGATGTTATAGAGTGAAGGATAAAGAACATCATAAAGCCTAGTGTCTAGATATTTCTCTATAAATTCAGTGGACGCCCTATCATAAAATGTCATTTACCCTTCACCTCCACTAATCCTAGGGACCCTAGTGTGGAACCCTTATCACTCACTTTTGATGGTATATATGCTGGTCTCAATAGAACTAAGTCTATGTCATAAGCATATAGTAGTGGTCTAGATACTGACCTTAAAAGTTTGAATGTTCTAGGCACCACTACCCAGTGCTCACCATCCGTATAGTTATGGAATATCATTTCTTTATTGTCAGTAATGATACTACCAGGGGCTACGTCAAAATAGTATTTTCTAATCATATCCCTCAATGCTTTGAATCGTACAAAGCCAGCACCGCCTGTATTGTATCCACCACTTTGCTTGAAACCTGTAGTACCCTTCATCTGTAAAGTTGGTACACCCCCACCAAAGTCATCTACATGGGCACCACCCTTAGTTTGTAGTACGCTGATACGGTTAGGTTCTTCTTGGTGGTATTCCTCTGGGTTAAGTGCGAATTTATAGGACTTACCATTGAATATAAATTCTACTCTCTTTAGCCTTTTCCCTGTACCATCTGATTGAAAGTTAGTCCCTGTGAATATGGGGGCTACAGGCTTAGTAGGCTTTACTGAGTCAATGGTACCAGATACAGGTGGGGCTACCGTATCCACCACATCAGTTTTAGTAGCCGATTTAGTCTTTTCCTCAGACTTAGTGAACTGATGATAAGCAGGTACCTCTGTTTTTTTATTACCATGAATATCCAAATTGTATTTATCCATAAAGGACTGAAATGGGTCAAACTTCGGTATACTGAGAACCATGTGATTCCCTCCTTTCTAGCATCCCTCTGTGAATATTAGTTTACATCCTGCATGTAGGCGTACCATACCGTCACTAGTGACATTTAAAAAGCTACCTGAAGGGTGGGAGAACGATATATCGCCAGACTCGCTGATAGAAAAAGTTGTGGTCTTGCCATTGATTACTCTAGTTAGAATTACTCCGTCTTCACCTGTCACTATTTCTGATACAGCGTCCCCTTTGGCATGTCTGACTGCAATTTTGGATTCATCCATTATACTTGAAATTTTGAGATTCTTATTAGCATCTTCATAGGATGATTCTACCGAGTCAAGCGTTAGTGATGTTTTGGTTTGTCGCTTACTTTCCTCGTCAATTCGCTCTAGATGATAGTTAGCATCTTTGTCAATCCTTAGTTCCCCATAGTTCTTACTGTCATCTATATTACTACCGGGTAAGTAACTGCTATCAAGTTGTCGCCTATGAGTAAATCCACCTTCTTCCCCTAGTTCCCAAAATGTCAGTGTATCATCATTATTATCTCGAGATAGCCTTAAAGTCCCTTCCCTATTAAGGAACATCTTTGTCCATGTAGTAAATTCCTTATAGAAACTACTTCTATGGACAAATAGCATAGATACTGGTAATTGGGCTTCCTCTGTTACCCCTTTACGTGTAGTGTATTGTCTATAAGGGTCTTTTTCCTTTAAGTCCTCATGGTCAAAGCCTGAATGCTCATCAGTTATAACATCCTCAGTATCTATATCAATCTTTAGGAAAGTGGTAGAGGGTAAAGACACCTCTATACCACCTATACCATCTATTCTATGATACATTTGGGAAGGGGTAACCCTAAGGTACTTTAACCCCTCTCTCAAATCCTCAAAGTTATTATCAATATCCAATGGATATTTTTCCGTTAGTATGTTGTTCTTGTAGTAAGTAGTATCATGGAAGCAACCTAACATTACTGGACTAGTACCAGTATTATCTAAGAAGCCAATTACTACTAATTGGTCTACCTGCATAGGCTCTACTACGCCTGAAGATGTCTGTTTAATAGCGTCAAAGTGACCTGAAGGTACCATCATACGAACCCCTAGGTTACCTTCATTCTCAATAGCAGACGTTAGCTTTGACATACTTTTAATGAGAACAACTTCTATAGTATTAGACTTGTGGTGAACCTTAGTTACTTTAGCTAAATAATTCTTACCCTTCATGTCCTTAGTGTTTTTATAGTTCTGTCCCACTCGACCTAAACTAGATTGAACAACTATATCTTCACCAGCCATATTGACACCTCCTATAGTACCCACACGTTGATTTTTCGTTTACCAAACTCTAACATACGCTTCCTAGCAGCCATAGTATCATATCCTAGATGAGCTATGTCATCAAAGTAGATGTCTATTCGTTTACCTTTAATAGCTCCACCTACGTCCTCTACAATATACTCACCGTTTACACTAGGATAACTTGGACATTCTATATAAAGCTTAGTTCCAAGAGGATGTATTTTTCTATCAGCCGCAACTGTTACACCCTCTTTAGGTGTTGTGCCTGATGCTGTTTTGTAACTAGGCTTCCAAGTAGGAGGGGCACCTAGGTTAATCCACTCAGCACCATAACCTGTAGCTACATACTCTACACCTTTTCCAGATGGTTTTTGACCATCATTACCGCCACTACCACTTCCACTAGAAGTTTCAGCAAATACCCTACGTCCTTTTAACCAGTGCTTAACCCAATAATCCTCGGATAGGTTATTTACGGTTACTCCACCTTTACCACTAGAATTGTGGATAAAGTCGCCACCACCAATGTATATACCAACGTGGGACACACCTTCAGGATAGCCTGATGCATAGGTATTTTTGAATAGTACTAGGTCACCTGGTAGTAAATCACCTTTGGCTACATTTCCTGAACCTGCTAGCCTCTGTTGTGATGTAGTCCTGCCTATACCAGTTCCACCGTAAGTCTTATACACATACTGAGTGAATGATGAACAGTCTAATGAACCTGATTTAGGACTATTGCCACCAAATACGTATCTAACTTTAACTCCGCCAATACCATTATTTAGTATATCCTTGGCTCCAGCCACTACATCAAGTGCGGTTTTGTTACTAGTACCACCAGATGCTCCGCCTTCTAAGAAGTTTACATAGTCATCATTAAAGCCACCCTGAGCTATTAATTGCTGTGCCATTTCAGGATTAAACTCAACGATACCCATACCAGAGTATTCAGTAGCCTTACCTACTGGAGAAGTGAACCTATCCGTAGGATAGCATCCTCTCACTACCTCTAAAGAAGTTGTCCACCGTTCAAAAGGTCTAAATTCTTGCACAACCCCTTGTATGTAAAACTCCCTTAGACTTCCGTCCTCTTCAGATAGGTATCTCAGCTTTTCGCCTATCTTATATTTAGGATTTCCTCTTACCACTATTCTACCATTATAGAAGCTAGCATTCTT